AAGATGATGAAAATGTGTATTCAGTTTTAAATATAACTGAAGGTTCAAGTATGGATGCTATGTTTTCTGCAATTGGTCTAAAGATAAATGTAGATTCAACTAGTAGTTTAACATTACGAGGAGCTGGAGACTCAATCAATAGTCAGATAGAAAGATCTATCATTAACTTATCACCAAACGCGCAACTTAGTTTAAACTCTCTAGATCAATTTATAGAACAAGGTGACGATATTTATTTAAACGGAGTATCGTTCTCTCAAAACCCCTCTATCTTAAAATTTAATGGGACTACGGCTACAGCTATTCCAGAAACACGTTTTATTCTTTTTAGCGCAATCCCTATTATATTGCTTTTGAATAAGAAAAGACGTTTATAGATAACTAAAAACGGCACCCTTTACGGATGCCGTTTTTTATTTAATCGAAAAGTTCTCTTTCTAATTTTCTGTATCTAGCGTCAGAATGCCAAGTTTCATCAGTCGGAGGAGTGTATATCCCCTCTTGAGTCTGAACCGGAGTTCCCGCCTTTAGCTTTAAGGAAGACGGTTGATATATGTTCAAAGTCGTCGTTTTCGGACTTGAGCCTCCTCCGCAGGATGTCAGCGCGATCAGAGGAGTTACTGTCACCAGCAGCCCGCAATTCTTCAATTTCATTAATAAGTTCATTTTTAATTTTTCTGTGTTTAGCTTTAACGTCAAAGAAAGCCAGTTTGTTCTTAAGCATTAGGTATAATTCTACGCTTTTTAAAACAGACTTAATGATTGATATCATTTCTTTACCTTTTTAGCGTTAAAGATTTCTTTTTCAGAGTCACCACCTAACTCTTTCACAGACCCGCTAACATGCTTCGCGCATTCTATAGCATCATCTTTGATTTGGTATGAGTGGTGGTATTGTCCTTTTTTATCGTATACACGATATTTTACTAATTCTTGATTCATTATGGTCTGAATTCTAAAGTTATGGCAGCAACGAACGATTTATCATCTGATATTAAACCACTTATTAAGCTGTGGTCCCCATTATATTCTACGGTCTTCGCGTCGAATATATATATATCCTCCTCTATTTTAAGGTAAGATATGCATGGGGATGATCCACATTCAAAATCTAGTTTGTCGTAGCTCGCTATTTTATCTTGTAAATGCCTGCTGACTCTATTTGTCGCAACTATTTTTAAAGTTTTCATTTTTATACAGTTATACCACAGGACAGTTTGATCTTCATTGTTCAATATTATAGCTCTTTTGTCGTATCTATCAATCCATTTTTTGTAAAAATCAACTTTGAAAGTCCTTCTTATCTCTGATTTAAAGTATTTACCATTTTTTGATCTGATTTTATCTATTATTGAGTAAAATTTTTTTATTTTATTTAAATTAGTATCCTTATCGCTGCCAAACAAAAACTGTATATGATTGTAAAACCTTTGTTCTGCAGTAAAAACATAAACATTTTCACATTCGTAGACTTCACAACCTTGGCAGAACTGATCAAAATATCTTTTTATGGATTGCTCTCTCATGCGCCTAGATCCAATACAAAAAGCTTTATAAGGTTTAGATCTCAGGCAGAAATTTTTAAAGTCTTCCCAAGCCTCAGACTTGTTGATTAATTGTTTAATTATCATTTCTACAGGTTATAATAGTAAAAGAAGTGTAATATTAAACATGGCGTCTGAAGGTAAAAATGAGGTAGCAAGGAGTTTGTTGGATTTACAACCGACCGCGATCTTGGAGTTGTATAAAATTTACCCTGATACCGTCAATGCCCCTTCAGCTTTTTTTACTTTTCATGGAGGTTCTGTTTTCGGCGGCAATGTAGTTTGGCAGGGCATACAGTATATACCTATTCCTGTAGAATCTGAAGGGTTCGGCGTGTTTGCTGATGGAACTTTACCAAGACCTAAGATTAAAATAGCCAACACAGACAAGCTGGTAACTTATTTCCTTGATAAATATAAAGATTTTAAAAACGCTAAAGTTTATAGGAAAAAGGTTTTTATAAAACACTTAGATGATTCAAACTTTGACGGCTCAAACCCTTTTGGTTTAGCTAATTCAGAGTCTGAAATATCTGAAGAGAAATATCTAATAGGTCAAAAAGTCCAAGAAAATAAAGCTTTTGTGGAGTTTGAGTTGAACTTGCCTTTAGATTTAGATAATTTTGATGTTAACCACAGGACTGTCAATGCTAAGTATTGTTATTGGCAGTATAGAGGCTTGGGCTGTAGATATAAAGGCAAACCTGTGGAAAAAGATAATGGAGAAACCTTTGTAGACTCTAATGGGGTTCCTGTAGCTTTAAATATTAATGATGAGTTTGATTCTGAAAACAAATTTTATGAACCCAATAAGTCTTACACAGCAGGTGATGCGGTTTACTTAGAAAATAAAAGTGTTATCCTAGATAGGAACGAGTTTAGTGATCCTATATATCATAAAGTTTGGTATGTTTGTGTTAAGTCTCATTCTGGAGGGCAATACCCTGAGGATAACCCATCCCACTGGCAAAAAGATGGATGCACTAAAAAAATAGAAGCTTGCCAGAAACGTTTTTCTAGCGGTAGTTTAAAAAAAGTTTTTGTTGGGGCTTCTTCAGCATCTTTTAATTACATGCATCTGAAGAGAGGGGCTGCAGCGCTCTTTTATAGTGAAGCATCTCAGATACGTTACCCTTTTAACACTCAAACGCCTTTTCGGTGGACTGTGACTCTGTGGGCTAGAGGTTCTAGGCAACACGATACAAAAACCACAAGAAACTCTTTAATTGCTGGAGAACTAACTCAGGTTCCAATCTTCTCTAACCCATCTATTTTTGCTACACAATCTTTACAAAGGGATAGTAATTTTGAGTTCTCAGTTGATAGCTCAGGGAATACTAATGGCAATATTAGAGCTAACCTACATTTCTCATCTCAAAACTCAGAAATTGAGAATAAAGGTTTGGATTTGGATTTCGCTACCATAAAATCTAGCGGAAATGGCTCTACAGTCCATAAAGCCCAAGCTAGATTTGCTGACGAAAATAAGTTCTATTTTATAACTATTAGGGCTTCCATCTTAGATGGCGTCCATAAAATAGAAATTCTAGTTGACCCTCAAAGAGACCAATATGGTAATCTATCCTTTTTACATAGAAAAGTTATTGATTCCACAGCTTTTGTGGGTGCGGATTTCTTTTCTCTGTTCGGGGATACCATAAGTATATTTAACGAAAAAATATCTTTTGCTGGTGATATAGCTCAAACTTGCGTCTGGAGAAGAAAACTAAACGATGATGAGGTTGTTAATTTAGCGACTAATAAGTCTATCTCTGACGAGGAGTACTACTTAACAGATAATGGGTTGCAAAAAAAAGCGGTAGATTATTCTAAATATATTCCGACAACATATAGTGAGGCTACAGGCAATTTAACAGGCTTGACAGGGTCGTACAGTGATTTGATAGCTTGGTATGATATGGAAACAGGTATAGATAATAGCGAATTGGCTTTACTGGATGAACATATAGGAGGTTATCACCTCACAGGCTATCCATTAATGATTAATTCTTCTTCTTCAGCTTTAGCTCTTTTTGAGAAAAGAACTATACAATATAGTAAATCAGCATTTGAAGATTTTGTCCCTAACCAAAATGCTGACTACGTATTGCCTTTTGGAGGCTTCCCCGGAACAGACGGTTATGATTATAAAGCTGGACCTCAAAGCATATGAATTTAAAAGAATCTTTTCAGGATATTGTAGACACTTCAGAATCTAATGCGTATTTAGAAATCTGTGGTTTTTTGGGGTTTGATCAAGAAAAAAATCAATATGTCATTCAGCACCAAAAAAACATAGCTGATAATCCTTCCCAACACTTTATGATAGACCCTTTGGAGTATTTAATTTTCAAAGATAGATACGAATTGGTATCAGTTTATCACAGCCATATCAATGGAGATGAGGAACCTTCTGAGTTTGATGTGAAAATGTCTGACAATTGTTGCATACCTTTTCTCATATATAGCATAGAAAGTAAAAAATTTCATCTTTATGAGCCACAAAACTTGGAAATAGATGTAATTACATATAACAGGTTTAAGGCAGATTATGACAACTATTAAGCTCCACGGAATTTTAGCACAAAAATACGGTAAAGTATTTAAGATGCACCTTGATAAACCAAGAGATGTGGTTAGAGCTATAGACGCCAATAAAGATGGATTTAGAAAAACTGTCGTAGATTTGCAAAAGCAGGGGTTTAGTTATGAACTGCTTGTGAATAGAAAAAGATTAAATAAAGATTCTTTTTTAAATCAAAAAAACCCCAAGGAGATAGATTTTGTTCCTTTTATTGTTGGTTCTGGAACTGAGTTGCTAATAGGATTGGCTTTAGGTTTGGGTTCTGCCCTTATTCAATACGCGCTTATGGACCCCGGCACTATTGATGGCGGCGAGTCCACGGTAGGGTCAGATCAGGGGTCTCTGACGTTTAGTGGTAGTCAAATTAACCTTACAGCTCAAGGATCTCCCCTACCAATTGGTTACGGTCGTTTAAAAGTAGGTTCTAGCGTCATCCAATCTTCAATTAAATCTGTACCTCAAACATTAAACCCTGTTGATGCTATGACAGCGGGTCAATCGAGCTTTGATGTAGAAATCTCAGACGGGTCTAAATAATAACATGAATCACTTATCTAGAAAAAACAAACTACATGGCGCTGGCAGTAAGCAGCCTGATGTTAAACCTGCAGTTTTGAATCCCCCTAAAATAGGAGATTTTCAGTTTGGTTCTTCTTTTAGCTTTCTTGAGACTTTGGATCTTATCTCAGATGGACCTATTGAAGGGTTGGTAGACACTCAAGGGAGTCTTTTACCTAAAAATTACATATCTAGAGGCGTTTATTTGGATAATACCGCTGTTTCTATAGGATTAGATGGAGAAGTTGATATTGATTACGAAGAATCCGTAACAGAATTAGAGAAGGTCTCTTTGACGATAGATAGTTTTAATAATTTAGATGACGAGGGAGCTGGCATATCTCATTTATCGGAAAAAATAAGGGGGGCTAAAAGGAATTTCGTCAAAGTTGACTGGATTAATTTAGTTTCTGGGATAGAATCCTTTCTTTCCCCTGCAGGTTTAGGTAGACATCACTTAGATACATTTATAGAATATTCTAATAATACTACTCAAGTCGGGCTTACTAGGCTAGGTACCGAGAAATGGTCCGCTTTTCATGCTTTATTTCCTAATGAAAATACTTTAGGGACATCAGATTTCGCTATAGCTTTCGAGTATAATACAAGAGGTAAAGTTTTAAGGTACTCTCTACGCGATTCAAAGGTTGCTCCCGGCTCAGTTTTACAGAGTGCTAATTACTTTTTTAAACAAAAGACGGGTTCAGAGTTCGAAGTTTTTGAGAAAATCTTAGAAGCGTGGAAGCTTTATGGACCTAATCCCGATGGAGTTATTCAAAATGAGTTCATGTTGGATTTGATTCGCCGCAAAATGAATTCTGTTTTTGGCCCCGATTGGCAAAAGAAGACGGCTGAACAATTACAAGAAGAGTGTTTCGATGGGCGGGGATATTGTTTGATGTATTACCCTGACAGGAATTTACTTTCAGGTCAAACTTCTGTTAAATTTACAGAGCCTAAATCAGTCAATTTTGATTTTACTAAAGTTGTAAATGGTGATGAGATTAAAGTTAATTTTTCTCAAGGGACAAAAATCAAAAATTTATTAATCCCAATATGCGATTCCAGCGGTAATGTTCAGGTTGGGTCAAATCTTTTAGGTGGGATATTTATTTTTGTCGAAGCTCCAGAATCTTATTCTGATATCAGAGGGCAAATCCCCGGCAAGTCCACATCTTATTTTCAAATCAGTGAGGTTATAAAAAAATTAAAGACCATCACAAAATTATCTCTTTCCCAGAGTGATATCCCAGATTTATCTAAATACAATTACAACAACGTTCTTATAGAAAGCCGGAACGGGGAAGAGTTTCAAAGCCCGTTCCAGTTTTTTAACAAAGTACATATAGACAAGTCTGTAGAGAAAAATGTATATGGTCCATTTAAATCCTCAGGTCAAGTTCAAAGATTGGCGAGGTTAACCGTGGGAGATGCGAAACAAGATAAAGATAATTTTAAAATGGGGAATAGTCGTTTTGATGGCCCTTGGCAGCAAGCCGCTGAACCTAGCGACTCTCAACGTATTATATCTTTGAATGGTAAAGGATTACCTATAGATGAAGGTAGTAATGATACGATTCGTATCGGCACAGGCAATCAGTTTAATAAAGATTTCTCATCTTGGAACTCTAAAAACGAGCAGTTCGTTGCAGAAGAAAAAGCTTCCCCTGTTACTTATATAATTCAAAACCCTAACGTTTCAGAAATATTTGTCACTCTAAAAATCGATTCTTTGTTCGATACTATCGAGAAGCAGTATGGTACAGAAGATGAAGATTTCAAGTTGGGAGATAAACTACCTGCTATACTTAATGTGGAAATCGAAGTTGGTAAAGTTTTGGGAGATGGGTCTCTTAGACCTAGTAGTACTAAGACTTACAGGATAGCAGCTCTTATTGAAGGTTCTACACTGCTAGATATAGGTAACCCAGATTCTTTAGCTGCTCCAGAACAATATAAGCATGTTAGGGATTTAGATGATGGCGCAAGTATAGCGGATCTTTCTCAGCCTTTTACACTCCCTAGTGTTTACAGCGCTTCTGCTAATAATGTAAATTCCTCTGTTGAAAAAAGGTATGTGAAAGTGTCTAAACTTTCTACTGAGACTTTTTCAGTTCTAATTTCCAAAGAATTAACTTTTTATAAAGTCACAGAAATTATACCTGTAAACCTGACATATCCTTTTTCAGCTATAATAGGTACAAAAGTTGATTCTAAAAGTTTCTCTTCTGTCCCTAACAGAACTTTTGATGCGAGATTAAAACTAGTAAAAATACCTAAAAATTATTACCCCACAGAAACTACTGGTCTCAAAAAAGATAAGAGGTATTATAATACAGTTAATGAATTTACGATTTCTGATGATGATTATAAAAGGATTTATCAAGGGGATTGGGATGGGTCATTTAAAATGGGTTGGACAGATAACCCCGCTTGGATCTTGTATGATCTGTTAACGAACTCTAGATATGGATTAGGTCAATACGTAGAAGTTTCAGACATCAATAAGTGGGAGCTTTATAAAGTCGGAAGATTTTGTGATGCTGTTGATTCGAATGGTATTTTTGAAGGCGTCCCAGATGGAAGAGGGGGGTTAGAACCTCGATACTCCTGCAACATAGTATTTAAAAGTGATGAAAAAATATTTGATTCCATACAGTTAATATCTAAATTATTTAGGGGCCAAACATTTTTCAGGTCTTCTGAAGTTTCATTCTCAGATGAAAGGGTTAAATCCCCAATCGCAACTTTTAATAATAATAATGTAAAAGATGGGATCTTTAACTACTCTACTCTTAGGAGGGATCAACAATTCAACACTGTTGAAGTTTCTTATCTAGATAGGTTTGAAAACTTTACTCCTAAAGTAGAAACTGTGGAGGACGAAGAGGATATACGCAGCCGGGGCGTATTTAAGAATAGGATTAATGGCTTGGGTGTCACTTCTAGAGCTATGGCTAGGAGAATAGCTCAACACCTTATATACAGGACAATTAAAGAAAATCAAAGAGTGGTATTTAGTTCTGGATTAGAAGCTTTGCTATGTCAACCCGGCGATTTGATTATTATTGATGATGACTTAAAGAATGAGAAGTCTAACTTCGGCAAGGTATTGGATGTCGATGTTGATAATGAGTTTTTAAGACTCAGTGGTCCTTACAGCTCTTCTTCAATGACTGGAATATTAACCGTCTATAACCCCACAGGGGAAGATTCAATTGAAGATTTAAATGATAAAGCAGGGACGAAACGGTCTAGAGCTGAGAGTTTTTCTGTGACGACGAGCTTTGAGACAGATTTTAATATTTACACAGGGGCTTATGAGTTTTCAGGTTATACTAGCGGCTATGCAGGGGCTGAAGAGACCGAATTATATTCTGAGTATGGCTTGTATACTGGGACTGGAGATAATATTTTATATTTTAATACTTCTTATACAGGATGGGTGTTTGCCACAGGTTTGAATGAGAGCAATGATCATTACATATCTCAAGATACTGGGGTTCAAACTCTATCAGAATTAAATACTGGGAAATTAGTTAATTATAAGATTTTCTCTTTTGATAAGAGAGACACTACGGAATTCAATATCGCTGATTATTTTAGTGGGGATCTGAATACTTTAAATATTAGGGGAATATTAGAATCAGATATTTCATTAAATGCTCAGCCTCATATTGTGACATTAAATGTTACTGGCAACGCTCTTGCAACAGGTGACGGTTCATATGTAAGTGGCGTTGATTCACCTCAATATTTACCTTTTGTTAAGTTAGGTAGCCCATACAGATTTGACTTGAAAGATGCTGACGATGTTCTCTATAAAGTAGAATCAATAAAAGAAAATTCCCCTAATGAATATTTAGTTACAGCATCTAAATTTGAAACAGGCAAATTCTCTCTTATAGAGAACGATATTTCTTTAGATAGAAAAGAAAATACGTTTGATTATAATGTAGCGACACAAATAGGAGATATAACTTACAAAACTTTGAGTAGCCCAGAAAATTTATCAGTAGCTACTGGAGCAGGTACAGAAGCTAATACTATTTATATTAGTGGTTCTTGGGATAATGTGACTAATAATGATGGTTATGAAGCTATCTTGTATTACCCCAATACTAGCACTCAAATATCAGGCGTGAGTCAAAATACTAATTTTGTAGTGTTTGATAATTTATCTACTGTAGGAAACTACTCTTTAAGTGTAAAAGCTCAGGGAGACACTTCGACTAATAATAAATATTTAGACTCAGACTTTTCGACGGTAAAAACATTTATACTTTATGATAAGCCTGACGACTTTAATAAATCTTTTACAAAAATTATAACATTCAGATAATATGGCATATAATTACAGCGGTATAGACAACCTGTATAATACAGGTTTGTTCCAGTTTGAACCTGCTTTTTCTGTAGACGAAACAGATTTAAACGCTGTAGCTTCAGGAAGTGGCGTCCACTTTAATAAGACCGTAGAGATTGATCTGGGGATCACAGATAGATCTAGTGGCGCAGTTTCAAGCCAGCCAGATTTTTTAGCTAATAGTTACGTTGAAAAGGTTGATATAGACATCTTAGATATTACGGGTGGTGTAATGTATTCTGATTTTTTGTTAGATTATAAGAATAGTTTTTTTACATTCACAGAATATGATAACTTTAATGTTTTTGGAGATTATGCTAAACATTTTGGAGTTAGAATTAAACTAGAAGATAGGAATTCAGGCGTACACACTTCCGAGTTCTACTTTTACGGGAATGATCCTATAATCAGTGGGGTTACAGTCCAAGATTCTACAGGTACGACATCTCATTCAAGTTCTTTGGGGTCAAAGACGGCTGTTAATGCTGATGGACAGACAGGAGCTTTAAGCACTTCTATAACTTTTCTTAATGATACTAATTATATTTCTTTGGATAGGCTGGAAATATATTACAGTTCTACATCTAGTTTTGATCCATATCTAAATCCTCAAGCAGCTTTTTCTAGGTCTTTAAACAATAATTCCACCCAATCTTTCGATATTAAAGAAGGGGAATTGCCAAATGGCGAGGCTGTTTATTTACATTATGTTCCTTACGGTAATTTAGGTTCTGGATTGTCTTGGTCTGTCGGCCCATATACTTTTGCAGACAATCCTGTAGGTGCAGATGGTTTTTTAACTGTTGATGACACTGGAGATTTTATAACTGGGATTACTAGCGGAGACATTACTGGGGCGTTGGGTTATACACCTGCTTCTGGAGATGGGGAAAACTACTACTTAACTGGAGTATCGAAATCAAATAATACTTTTACTTTCCATGTCGATGGGGCTAGTGATCCAACTTATCAACTTACTAGTGGTGATATAACAGGGGCTTTAGGGTTTTCTCCTATTTCAACTGAGACTGATGATCAAAACTTGAACGAAGTTCTATCCCAAGGTAATACCTCTGCGAGCGGAATAACAGTAGGCGCTTCAACTATTAGTGGGTCTCTTGAGGTCTCCAACAATGACACAGGGATATCAGATATTTTTCATGTAGACGGCTTGAATGGCCGTTTATTCGGGGTAACTGATGAAGTTACCGGGACTGTATTTTCAGTCAACGATGCCGCTGGTCTCCCTATCGTAGAGGTTGAATCGACCTCTACATTTGATAAAATTACAATTGGAGAATATGGCACAGACGCATTAGTTATTAGCGGCACGAATAGTGCGATGTTCAATGTTGATGTCGAGATGACAGGGATTCTCGATGTTACAGGTGATATTACAATGGGTGGTGAGACCGTTCTGACAGGCATCACCAGCGGTGACATTACTGGGGCATTGGGTTATACTCCACTTTCGACGGAAACTGACGATCAAACTCTTGATGAGGTTTTAACTCAAGGAAACGTCTCCTCTCAAGAGATGACCGTGGGTAAAGTTGAGGCTGAAGAGTTTATAGGTAATTTACGAGGAGCTGTTTCATTCACAGCCAACGCAGGAGAAGCTCTTACAAAAGGTGATGTTGTTTATATCTCTGGCGTATCTGGTAACAAGACGGTGGTTGCTAAAGCTGACGCTGATGATTCTAATAAAATGCCAGCGTTTGGTGTGGCAAATGAAACTGTCAATACTAACGCTGATGTCACTATTATTAACTTCGGCGCAATAAACAATCTTGATACAGATACTCCGAATTGGGATGAAGGTGATGAGCTTTATGTTAGTAATACTGCGGGGACTTTAAGTAAAACGGCTCCT